CCTTTTATATCAAGGAAGTGGGTCAGGACGGCAGGCCATTCCCTCTGCGCATCTACGATTACAAGGAACGCACCACAACCCCCAAAGCGTCGATTGCAGCCACGCAGGCCGCAGGTGGGGAGTACGTCACCCGCAAGGAGTTTGACGCGCTGGCGGCCAAGCTGGCGGCGTTGGAGAAGCAAGAAGCACCAGAGCCAGAAAAGGAGGGCTAAACGATGGGCAGCAGCTTGTTTAATTCGATGGGCAGACAGTCCCAGAACCCCATTGGTGGGCAGTTTCAGCAGTTCATGGGGCAGATGCAGGGCAAGAACCCGCAGGAGATGATAAACCAGATGCTCACCTCCGGGCAGCTTTCGCAGCAACAGCTCAACGCCGTGCAGCAGCGGGCGCAGCAGATCGCCCCGATGCTCAACGGCATGAAAAATATGTTTGGATTCTGAAATGCGGCCGCATTTGGAATAAACGTCTCAAAACACGAAAGGAGCAAGATTATGTCTTTATCTTCTGACAGCGCAGTTCTGACCATGCCGGTGCAGCCTGCCAACAACGGTTACAACAGCGGCTGTAATGGCTGGGGCGGCGACTGGATGGGCTGGATCGTCCTCTTTCTGATCTTCGGTATGTTTGGCTGGGGCGGCATGGGCGGCTTCGGCTGGGGCGGTGGTATGGGTATGGGTGGCGCTTCGCCTTACATGACCAGTGCTGTCACGCAGGCCGACTTGCAGCGCGGCTTTGACAACCAGAGCGTCATGAACAAGCTGAATGGGCTGGAAAACGGCCTTTGCGATGGCTTCTATTCCATGAACACTGGTATGCTTCAGGGCTTCAACGGCGTGCAGCAGGGCCTGAACGGTGTTACCAATGCCATGCAGCAGGGCTTCAACAACACCAACGTTGCACTGATGCAGGGGCAGAACGCTCTGGCTGCGCAGCTGGCCGACTGCTGCTGCAAGACCCAGACCGCCATTCAGGGCGTAAACTACAATCTGGCCACCCAAGAGTGCGACACCCGGAACCAGATGCAGCAGGGCTTCTGTGCAACGCAGAACACCATGAACAACAACACCCGCGACATTATCGAGAATCAGAACAGCAACACCCGCGCGGTGCTTGACTTCCTGACCAACGATAAGATCGCCACCCTGCAGAGCGAGAACAACGAGCTGCGCCGGGCCGCTTCCCAGGATCGCCAGAGTGCTCTCCTGACCACTGCCATGACCGCGCAGACCAACCAGATCATCGGCACTTTGCAGCAGAAGGTGCCTGTGCCTGCCTATCAGGTTCCCAACCCTAACGCCATTTACTATGGCTGCGGGACCGGTTGCGGCAGCTGCGCATAACTGAATCACGGCAACTGACTACAGATTGTAGTCTGTTCAGCCCCTGAGCTGATTTTGCAAACCAGAACGCCGGGGCAGTAGTCCCGGCGTTTTTTATGAAAGGAGCCGATAAAATGGCTGAATTTAGCAACTCCAACATCGTCAGTGTGGCAGCGGGCCAGAATCTTCCCCTGACCGAAACCGCCGTTGCTGGGCCTGCCTGCATCGTTCATAGAGACGGAGCGGGTCTTGTAACGCTGCGCGGACTGACCAATAACCAGTGTCGTGCACGCTTCAAGGTAAGCTTTGGTGGCAACATTGCCATCCCCACAGGCGGCACTGTGGAATCCATTTCCGCAGCGCTGGCAATCAACGGCGAACCGCTCACCAGCGCAACCGCCATTGTAACCCCGGCAGCAGTTGAAAACTACTTCAATGTGTTCGTGGCTGCGTTCATCGAGGTGCCGCGCGGCTGCTGCGTCACCGTGGCGCTCGAAAACACCAGCACGCAGGCCATCAGCATCGCCAACAGTAATCTGATTGCCGAGCGCGTTGCATGAGAAAGGAGAAAACATCATGGGCAAGAATCTTTATACCCTGCGCGATATGCTTTGCGAAGAGCTGGACGAGTACAGCCGCAGCAATGGCAATCTGAACGAGCACGATCTGGACACCGTGCACAAGCTGACCGACGCCATTAAGAACATCGATAAGATCATGATGCTGGAAGATGGCGACTACAGCCGTACCGGCGAGCGGGAAGCCGACATGCGCGGAACCTACGGCCGCGATAACGGCGACGGCTACAGCCGGGGCAACAGCTATGCAAACCGTGGCCGCCATTATGTGCGCGGGCATTATTCCCGCTCTGATGGCCGCGACCGTATGATCGCCGACATTGAAAACATGATGCAGGACGCTACTGGCGCAGAGCGTGACGCTTACAAGCGGGCGGCAGACATCCTGCGCAACGCATAAGGAAGGAGGGCGGCAAGCATGGACATTGACGAGATCAACGACCATATCCACAAGCTAAAATGTGGTTCGACCGACTGGCAGAGCGTGGAAAAGCTTGCTGCCCTCTGCACTGTGCGGAACGAGCTGGAAGAGAAGCAGCAGCCACAGCCTGAAACGCAGGCCCGAACGCTGCCGTCTGCGACATACCCGGCGGCATACTCCACAGCAGCAGAACCGCAAAGCGACTTTGCGGCAGCTGCCAGCGCGGTGCCGTTTAGCGGCCTGATGCAGGTGCTTGATGAACACATGAACGCAATAAAGCTGGTGTATCCGAAAGAGTATGAGCTTGTTATGCGCAAGATAAAAGCGTTGTAAAACGACACAAAATGTGTTATTTTTACATATACGTCAATCTTGGCTTGCAGGCTTTACAATCTAACAAGTGACTAACGAATTTGATTTTATAAACGATAAAACGTAAAATAAATTTGATTTGTAATCAGTGGGTTGCAGGTTCAACTCCTGTCACCAGCTCCAATAAAAACCGCTCAGGAACGTTGATTTCTGGGCGGTTTTGCTTTTTTGCATTGAGAGTGGATGCAGGAATGCTTCTCTTGAAATGACTTTTTTGACGATGATTCGTAGAATCAACAAGAAAGAAAAAACAATCTGGTAGATAAGCAAACAAGTCAGCACAGAAAAGCTCTCGTCTTTTTGCAGAAAAATCAAAAAATCTCAGAAAAATGTTGACAAACTACTGCCCCGGTGGTAATATATACAAGCAGTCTGCGGGCTGCAAAAATGAATATGGGCGTGTTCCCGAGTGGCCAATGGGGACAGACTGTAAATCTGCTGCTTTCAGCTTCGGTGGTTCGAATCCACCCGCGCCCACCAAGAACTCCAGTATCTGAATCAGGTGCTGGAGTTTCTGTTTTATACAAACTTATCAAAGCGGCATCAGCGGGTGGATTCGAACAGCTGCGGCGACGTCACTGAAGACGGCGCAAAAACAGCCCAGTGGGCTGTTTTTAGCAGCGCGGCTCGCGTAATCCACCCGCGCCTAAAGCAGCTCCGCCTGCGCCGCCTATGGTGTAAAATAGCTGCATACGCAAAAATGCCTCCGCCGATTTGGCAGAGGCATTTTTGCTGTGTTCAGGAATTCAGGAAGAGTTTATACTATCAGGAGATTCAGAAGAAAAAGACAAGGTTCCGTCGGAGTATGGGAGAGACGGAGATTTACTCGCCGCGGACGGCTGCAAAGCCTGCTTCCAGATCGGCAATGATATCGTCGATGTGCTCAGTGCCGATGGACAGGCGGATAGTGTTCTGATAAATCTGCTGCTCAGCCAGTTCCTCATCGTTCAGCTGGCTATGGGTGGTGGAAGCCGGGTGGATGACCAGGCTCTTCACGTCAGCAACGTTTGCCAGCAGGGAGAAGACCTTCAGGTTGTCAATGAACTTGAAGGCTTCCTCACGGCCGCCCTTGATATTGAAGGTGAAAATGGAAGCACCGCCGTTGGGGAAGTACTTTTCGTACAGGGCATGATCCGGGTGATCCGGCAGAGAGGGGTGGTTGACCTTCTCGACCTGCGGATGGTTTGCCAGGAACTCAACCACCTTCTTGGTGTTTTCCACATGGCGCTCAATGCGCAGGCTCAGGGTCTCAGTGCCCTGCAGCAGCAGGAATGCATTGAACGGAGAAATGGTAGCACCAGTATCACGCAGCAGGATAGCGCGGATGTAGGTGACGAAAGCAGCGGGGCCTGCAGCATCGGCAAAGGAAACGCCGTGATAGCTCGGGTTGGGGTCAGCAATGTTGCCGTACTTGCCGCTTGCCTTCCAGTCGAACTTGCCGCTGTCCACGATGATGCCGCCCAGAGTGGTGCCATGGCCGCCGATGAACTTGGTGGCGGAGTGGACAACGATATCTGCGCCATGCTCAATGGGACGGATCAGGTACGGGGTGCCAAAGGTATTGTCAATGACCAGCGGCAGGCCGTGCTTGTGAGCAATGGCTGCGATGGCGTCGATATCAGGGATATCGCTGTTGGGGTTGCCCAGAGTTTCCAGATAGATAGCCTTGGTGTTGGGCTGGATGGCGTTCTCCACCTCAGCCAGATCGTGTGCGTTGACGAAAGTAGTGGTAACACCAAACTGGCTCAGGGTGTGCTCCAGCAGGTTGTAGCTGCCGCCGTAGATGGTCTTCTGTGCCACGATGTGGTCGCCGGCCTGTGCCAGAGCCTCGATGGTGTAGGTGATGGCAGCGGCACCGGAAGCGGTAGCCAGAGCCGCCACGCCGCCCTCCAGAGCAGCGATGCGCTTCTCAAAAACGTCCTGCGTGGAGTTGGTCAGACGGCCATAGATGTTGCCGGCATCGGCCAGACCAAAGCGGTCGGCAGCGTGCTGGCTGTTGCGGAAGACGTAGGAAGTGGTCTGGTAGATGGGCACCGCGCGGGAATCGGTGGCGGGGTCTGCCTGCTCCTGACCAACGTGCAGCTGAAGGGTCTCAAATTTATAGTTAGACATAGTAATTTACCTCTCTATTTATACGTTTTGTATTATCAATGTTTGAAAAAAGCCCGGTCACTGAGGTGTGTTCAGTTGACCGGGCAGTAAGATCGATAATTCTCCTTGGGGCTGGCGTGCGGTTTGCGCCTCATGCCTGCGGACACATTCGGTCCGGGGAGGGCAGTGCACAGCTTTGGGTCCAAGGTTCGTTCTCAGCCCGGGCGCTGTACATTCGCCCACAACGGAAGTTGGCGTGCAGCAGAGTGTTCCAGATCAGCGTCATTGTCGTGCCCTCCTTTCTTGCATTCCCCACTGGGTAAGTGGTTTGTTGATGGTTGCATTATAACCCCATATACCCAGTTTGTCAATAGGGAAATCCACATTTCTGAAATTTTCTGGGGTCAGTTTGTTCCGCTTCCCCCGGCTGGGTGGTGTTGCCCGTTCACGGAAATGTCATTCCTGTGCGGTATACTGGGGCATCCGACTTGGAATCATACAATGGAAAGGACAAGCCCATGAAGTTTTTGTTCCGCACCCTGCGGCGGGTGCTGGGGTATCTGCTGGGAGTGCTGCTTGTTGCCCTGCTGGCCGCCGCCGTCACCTTTGGCACACAGGGGTACAAGCTCTATCAGAGCGCCTTGCAGGCTGCACCGCTGGAAACGCTCTATCAAAGCATCACCGAGCGGCCCAGCTTTGTGCCCTACGACCAGCTGCCCCAGACCTATATCGACGCGGTGATCGCCGTGGAAGACAGCCGCTTCGTCTACCACCACGGGGTGGACCCGGTGGCCATCCTGCGGGCCATCGGGACAGACCTCAGGACCCGCTCCCTCGCGGAGGGCGGCAGCACCATCACCCAGCAGCTGGCCAAGAACGCCCTCTTCACGCAGGAAAAGCACTTTGCCCGGAAAGCGGCGGACGCTCTGACCAGCGTGGTCAAAAGCGGCCTGTCTTACAACCGGGACATGGAGAGCTACCTGACCAATTTCAAGGTCATGCTGGGCGACGAACAGCTTGCCGCCGAGAAGCTGGAAGCGATTCGCAAAATGGCGGCTTCCACCCCCTTCAGCCTGTCTGACCTGACCGAGGGCACCCAGACCCTGCTGCAGTTCGGCGTTGCGGCAGATGATACCACCGGCGTGCTGAAAAAGCTGGGCGATATCTCGCTGGGAAACGCCGACAAGATGCAGACCCTTGTGCGGGCTTACGGCAAGATGTCCAGTGCCCAGAAGGTCACGCTGGAAAACGTCAACATGATGATCGACGCGGGCTTTAACCCACTGAATCAGATCTGCGAAGCGACCGGCGAGACTATGGCCGACCTGTACAAGCGCATTT